AATATTTGGTAAAGACCTTCCCGCCGCGTTATTACCTAAAAGTGCCATCTATAATCTCCTCTATAAACTTGCCCAACCAATCGTACTATCCACATATACAAGCTGAACGGCATTACCATGAGGCAAAGTTCCATCAGCCGCTGCCGAATCAATTTTTTCACTGTTTCTGCCTATTGTTACAGTAGCAGCCCCGACATTTTTAATAATTACTGTATTCCCTGCTGATGGACTTGCAGGAAGTGTAATTGTAAATGCTGTACTAGCATGATTAGCTATTAGCTGGTCTTTATTTGACGCTGTATAAGTTGTGGTTTTAACGCTCCAGTCATTGTAAGCACCGCCTAATGTAGTAAAACTAAGATTACCAGATCCATCAGTAATCATAGCTTGTCCTGAGTCACCATCTGAACTAGGCAATGTTAAAGTAATATCGGATGTAGAAGCAGGCCCAATCAATGTAACTTTATTTGTGCCATTGTCTGAATCTTCGTAAAACTCTATTTTACCTGCACTTGTAGCACCGTTTTTAACTTGAAGAGTTCCTGTAACTGAAGCAGTACCAGTAACATCTAAGTCACCTGTAACATCTAGTTGATCAGCAGATTCATCCCACTCCATGTACTTACCTGAAGTAGCTCCAAAGAATTTAACATCATAGCCTGTATCATCTACTCCAACAGTAACTGTATTATCTATCTGTACTGCTCCGTCAATATCTACAGCGTCAAGGTTAGTTGTTCCATTTATATCTGCATTGCCTTCAATATCTAAACTATCTGCATCTAACTCTCCAGCTATTGTAAAGTTTCTAATACCTGTATAGTCTTTATTAGAATCAAGAATAACTGCTTTAGAAGCTACTGCTGTACCAACGGCTGTTGAGCCAATATCTAAAGCATTAAGCTCCCCCACTACTGCTGTTATACCATCTAAAACATTTAACTCAGCAGCAGTAGAAGTTATATTAGTTCCTCCAATATCTAAAGTAGTAACACTTAACTCTCCTGCTACGGTAGCAACGCCATCAGCTAGTGTTATAAGATCCGTATCATCAGTATGTCCAATAGTTGTGCCGTTAACAATAATATTATCAACAGTTAAAGTTGTAAGTGTTCCTAAAGAAGTAATATTAGATTGAGCCGCACCTGTAACTGTTGCAGCAGTTCCTGAAGCATTTCCTGTAACATTTCCGGTTAATGGCCCTGCAAAGGCATCTGCTGTTACTGTACCATCAAAATAAGCATCTTTAAATTCAAGAGAAGATGTACCTAAATCTATCTGATTATTTGTAACAGGATATAACGCAGATGAAGTTAAAGTTAATCTTGCTGCATTATCAACTTTAAAATCAATTTCATTGGTTGTTCCAAAATCAATAGCAGTTTGAGAATCTTCTCCTAATATTAAATCTGTTGCATATATTGAAGTAATACCTGTTTGTGCTGCATCAATAGTAAATGTAAGATCATAAGGATCACCGTCAGTACCATTATCGGTATCTGTCCAGTTAATATCAATACCGCCACCTTCTACAAACTTAACTTCTTTGTCTTTAGTTATCTGTACTTCAGTACCGTCACCATCTTCGAGCACAAATTGCATATCAGTAGCTTGAGAATCAACATATGCTTTTATAGATTGTTGTGAAGCTATTGCCGTAGCACTATCAGAAGACATATCATCTTCATCAACAAAACTTTTACCATCTAAGATATTTAGTTCTGCCGCAGTTGAACTTACTGCCGTACTTCCTAAAACTAATTGTCCGTCAGGAACAACTACTCTTGCTGCGCCTCCTAAAATTAAATCATCTACGGATGCATCCCACAGCATATAAGCACTGGCAGCATCACCAAAGAATTTAACATCATAACCAGTGTCATCCACACCTACAGTAATTGTGTTATCAACTTGGATTGCACCATCTAAATTAGTAGTTCCTGAAACCGTTAAACCGTCAGTTGTAACAGTTCCATCAAAGTAAGCATCTTTAAATTCTAAAGAACTTGTTCCTAAATCTATATCATTATCTGTTACAGGAACTATTGCGCCATCTTGAACTCTTATTTGTTCTACGGCACTACTACTAACTTCTACAAAAACTCCCCAACGATTATTAGTGCTGTCAACTACAATTTTATTAAGAAAATCTTGATCGCCTATCTGAGGAACATTACCGCCTTCTCCAGCAGTACCGTCATGTTGGTGTCCTGTTGTTCCACTACTAGCATAACTAAATGCTGTTAATAATTGATTGTATTCATTATTAAAGAGGGCAGCAGTAATTGTATCGCCATCAGTTAATGTACTTTGTCTTGTGTAAGCTGTTCCCATTTAGTTATCTCCTACCAGATGGAACGTAATCAATATATAGACCATTAATTGCGTATGGTGGATTTGTATCGCTTGTACTTATTTTAAAGTTAGTCACATGACCACTTCCTTCTATAGCTTTCCTAAACATAGGATCTTTTGAAGTTCCAAATACTGCTGATCCAAATGTAGAAACACTGTTACCAAAGATAGAAGGTATAGGTATTCCTGTTAATGTATAATCATCAGGCTGTGGAATATTTATGTCTTCATAGTCATATCTAACTCTTAATGTAGGTAAAATAGTTCCTTCAGGAGATATAGATATTTTTATATAATACATAGTTTTTCTTGTGCCAATATCTCCAAAATCAAAATTAGGAGTTATATATTTAGCATCAACATTAAACGCAGAACCGTCTTCTATAAAAGAACTGCCTGTATCATGATTATAAATATAGCCGTCATTATCACCATGAAACTTTTTTTCAACTCCTAAATAATTAAGTTGAGATGTAAAACCGTGAGCCTGTATACCTTTCGTTTCTGACCATTCAAATCCATTAGAAGTAAGAGTTCCTATTATTCCTTTAGATACTGCGGTGGTGCTAGTTGTAGCAGAATAAAACAATCTATACTGTGATTTACTTCTTAATACTCCACTTGTAATTGTAAAGGTCGTTATACTATTTGAAAGATCTTTTATTATAGCCTGTATTTGACGGCTAACAGATCCTAGCTCTACGTCACCAATTCTTGCTGTACCTGCAACACTTCTTATACCGTCAGGACTTAAAAATACTAGATCACCGCCTATTTCTTGAATAGAATGTTCACTAAGACAACCTACATTTTTTGTAACTGGTACAACTGCAATATTACTAGAATCATTTATATTTATAAGTTTATGTATACTATTTTTACAAAATACAATTAAATCTGTACGGAAACTTTTTAGCCCTACTACTTGATCTTCTAGGACTATACTTCCAGAACCAGTGCCAGAGAAACTATCTATATCATCTGTAGCACTATAGTAAATTGTGTTTTTAGCTGTAGTAGCACCTCCTACAACTAAATGATGATCGTGTATTGCACATACTTTAGGTGCTGTTGTACTTGATACTGTTATCTCTGCTGCAAAAAAAGTACGAGTAGTTAAACCTCCAGTACCTGTCATTTTAAAAAGAAAAGGTTCGTTTGTTCCATCACAAATAACAACTTCCCCATAATCGGTGTTACCTTCAAATAATGCAAAGGTACATTGTCCTTGACTTGTTCTAGCAGCTACACTACGTCCAGTAAATGTACTATAGTTATCTCCTGATCCACTTACACTTGCTCTATTTAGTTGAAGCCAAGTCTCTTCACCGTCTACACTAAAAAATATTCCTGTCCCCGAACAAACAATTAAACCGTCTGCATAAACAAATAAACCTAATACTCTTTCACCACTATTAGGTCTAGTATCTCCAAAAGCTGTAAAGCCATTTACCCTTCTATAACCGCCATCTGCATCAACCTCAAAGTTTAATAGCTCTGTAGCAAAACCGGGTTGAGCAAGCATCTCAAGTTGATTAAGGTTTGTATTTAAACCTCCTCTACAAGAAACGCCAAACGGTTGCGATATTGCCATTAAATCATCCTTACGCGATCATCTTTCATATATACAGGAGTAGGTTCAATTAAATTTGATCTCATTCTTCCTAAACCTCTTTTATAATCTTCTAATGCAAATGCTGCTGCTTGAGGGTTATCTTTAAACTGCCAGATATAATATCTTGCTCTAGCAAGTAATACAGTTCTATACATATCAGGAAAAACAATTGTATCTCCATGAGCATCTAGTTCTGTAGGAAGACTCCAAGCATAAAACCAAACACGATAAGTTTTATCAGGTATTGGGCTAAGTCCAAAATTTCTGCTATCTGGACTTCTAATAACTCTTGAAGGTTCTCCGTATTGTTGCGAATCAGCATCATCAAGATTTTCGCTTAATCTAAAATAATCTTTCCATTCTTCGGTAGTAGTAAACCTTAAATTTCTAGCTGTATAAGGCGAAGATTCTCCTGATACTCCTATTGTAGTAAGGTAAAAATTATCCCAGTCTATAGAATTATAATCAGCGGTTATGCTTGAACTAGAGGCTTTTAATTCATACCAACGAGTACCTGCTGTTGTTTCTACATATACGTTTCCATACATTGGATCTGTAGCACCGCTTTCTGCAACAGCAAGATAGGGCCACTGAGGTTCTTCATTTACAATATCAAAGTAAGCTCTATTAATAGAATCTTTAACGTGTTGTTGAACTCCTACAGCATCTGAAAATGTAGAAGAAGTTAAAACTACTTCGTTTAATTCACGAAGAAGCTCATTAGTTAATTGCAAATAAGTTGTAGCCATTTACGATGCCTTTATTTTTTTAAAGTTGTAGAAGCTTTAATAGCACAAGCTTTTTCCATTTCTGCAATAGAAGCATAGCCTCCTTGATTATACTGCATCATACCTCCACCCATCATACCCATCTTTTTCTTATCCATCATCATCATCATGTTCATGCCGCCATGACCCATCTTTTTCTTTTTACCGTGATACATTTTTTTTACCTCCAAAAATTTTATCATAGTTTTCATCAAACTTTTTTTTATTTTCGGATTTATAAAAACTACCTGTCATTCCTAAAATTTTTCCTCGCTTTTTAGGATTAATCATCATTGGCTTTGCTTCCGATCCTAATTGTGGCATTTTAACTCCTTTATAGATCAGAGGGGTTTTTACACCCCTCATCTCTAATTTCCTGCTTAGTCAATACCGTAGAACGCAGATACAAGTGCTTCGCCACGAAGTACCTTTGCTCCATATACATGAAGTCCTCGTACAATGTCGCCAAAGCTATCTGGATCTCGGATAACCTCAGTGCTAGTAATAGTCTGAGCAGTTGCAGTTGAAGACATATGACCAGCAATACACTTACCAGCCGCATTGGTGGTAGATGCAATATTGTTGGACTTGTACATATCAAAACCACGAAGCTTGCCAGAGCTTACCAATCCATTACGGATTGAGCCTTGACCTGCGTTGTAGTCAACAGACAACAGCTTAGATGAGCTTTGTACTAACTGCTCATAAAACTCTGGATTTGCCAAGAACCATCGACCATCTTCAGGCACATTCTGCTCATCAAGAAGACGAGACATATGTGAAAGAACGTCAATAGGATCATGCTCATTAGAGCCAAATCCAATGTCAAGATTACCAGTACCGTCAAAAGTACCTGCCGCAAGATCAGTAGCGTTATCAGAACCAAGAATATGATTAGGACTAGAAGATGAAACGCCAGCAAACATAACAGCGATTACACCTTCGTCAAAAGCATCCCTAAGAGCGTAAGCTGCTGAAGACGAAGCTACTTCTTTAAAGTTCACATGAGACATAGAAGTTTCGATGTCATCAACGATAAACTTAAAGGCGTTAGCCGTATCTACAATAAGCGTTACTTCTTGGTCAGTTAGCTTGGTTTGTGTAACATCTGCACCACGCTCATACTGATATACTGTGATAGTAGGCTCTTTGATGATCTTTACCGAATCACCATAAGCTGCAATCTCACCAGCATAATCAGTATTAGTAATAGCTTCTGCTACTGAAGACTTACGAAAGAAGTTAAGAACCTTCTTGGAATATATTGCTGGCATCCAGAAGGCATTAGTTTGACCTGAAACTGAATTACCAAAGTTACCGTTAGTATCGGTACTTTGTTCAAACAGTTGGTCTGATTGGTTATAAGCCATGTTGTGTTACTCCTAAAAAGACATTAAGTTAAGGTCGCACCCTGCCTTCTGCCATAGCTTGATCAATTTCTTCTTCAAATTTATCATAGTCACGCATAGACATAGCTGCGATTTCCCGTTGTGACCAGATTTTAGGTTCTTTAGTATCTACAGTTGTTGTTTTAGTAGATACAAAATCTGCTGCATTTTGTCTGGTCTGTGGTGACTTTTTGGTTTGTTTAGTAGTAGAAATACCAGTTTCCATTTTATAAAGATCGATTGCTTTGATAGCTAAAGCTACATTATCAGGGTTATTATAAATCCAATCTTGAATTTGATCAGGTTGAATTTTTGCCCATTCATGGAACTTTTCATCACCTCGGATATCTTCAAAATCAGGATGTTGTTCTTGTAAAGCTGTTTCTGCTTCTTTACGAGAAATCATTCTTTCCCTTTCTTCAAGAGCCGTTAGTTTATGTTGCAATTCT